TCGAATACCTGAACACGTTCGAGGAAATCTATCTGGCCTTCGACAATGACGATGCAGGTAAACGTGCCACCGAGGACGTTGCCAATCTGTTCGAGCCTAACAAATGTAAGGTGGTCAACCTCGCCCCACTGAAGGATGTCGGTGAGTATCTGGCCGGGGGTAAGGTCGAGGACTACACCCGACGTTGGTGGAACGCACAGCCCTTCACCCCGGAAGGCATCGTCCGAGGCTCGTCACTCTGGGACTTGGTCTCCACCGATGACGACACCCCATCAGTAGAGTATCCGTACACCGGCCTACAGGAGATGACCTACGGCATCCGTGTCGGTGAACTGGTCACGCTGACAGCCGGGTCAGGGCTGGGCAAGTCTGCCGTCGTCCGCGAACTGATGTACCACCTTCTCAACGTGACGGAAGATAACATCGGATGTATGTTCCTCGAAGAATCCACGAAGCGGTCAGCCCTTGGCTTTATGTCGATGGCTGCGAACAAGCCGCTCCACCTGCCCGACACTGAGAAGACACCAGAGGAACTGCGGCTGGCATTCGACCAGACGTTGGGGACAGACCGCATCTTCCTCTACGACAGCTTCGGGTCGAACACGTTAGAGAATATCATCGGCAGGGTACGACACATGGCGAAGGCTATGGACTGCAAGTACATCGTCCTCGACCATCTGTCCATCGTTGTCTCCAGTCAGGAGAACGGCGACGAACGTAAGGCCATCGACGAGATCGTCACCAAGCTGCGTATGTTGGTACAGGAACTACGTATCAGCCTGATCATGGTGTCGCACCTCCGCCGACCGCAGGGTCAGGGCCATGAGGATGGTGCAGCTACCAGCCTGTCACAGCTGCGAGGCTCTGCCGCCATCGCCCAGCTATCCGACATGGTCATCGGATTGGAGCGTAACGGACAGGCTGAGAACGAGGTGCTTCGGAACACAACGACTGTCCGTGTCCTGAAGAATCGGTTCTCCGGTATCACCGGACCTGCCACCTACCTGTACTACGACAAGACAACAGGTCGCTTGACAGAGACTGGCGAACCGGGACAGAATGGCCACCATGACGACACACCTGTATCCGACAACTCACCACTGGCGGACTTCACTGCGGATTTTACCATCGAGCCGCGCACCGCGTAGGGCGCAACATGAAGGAGACACCGACATGACCGACGTTATTGTAGACATTGAGACGGATGACCTCGATGCTACGGTCATTCATGTAGCCTGTACCCGTGTGGTAGGTACCGAGGATCGGCGGACATTTACATCGGAGAACATGGCAGAACTGCCCGACTACCTCCGGTCCTTCGACTGGATTTACACACAGAACGGTATTGCTTTCGACATCCCGGTGATCAATCGTCTGCTGGACGCCGACCTCGATCTCGCCAAGGTTCGAGACACCATGCTGATCAGTCAGCTTCTCTGGCCTGATCGTCCCGGCGGACACAGTCTCCGTGCATGGGGTGCCAGACTCGATGATGCCAAGATCGACTTCCACGACTGGAGCCTTGGGGCGACAGCCGAGATGATCGAGTACTGCCGACAGGACGTGGACCTGACACACCGTGTCCTGAAGCACCTACAGGGCGAGGCGTACCAGATGGACAGGGCTGCTGGCGGTGCGTCGTGGAAGTCCGCCATTGCTATGGAGCATCGTGTCCGTGCCGTGATGAACTCGGTCGAGGATCACGGCTACTACCTCGATCAGCCACGGGCGGCAACTCTTGTCGCCACCCTGTCGAATGAAGTTGCCGAGATCGAGGCAGATGTTCTGGCCGATATGCCCGACATTCCCAAGCCTCGTCGCCTTGTTGTCCCCAAGTATCGTAAGGACGGCACCCTGTCATCTGTCGGGCTTCGACATCTCAACGATCCATCTGTCTGTGATGGTGGAGGTCCCGGCACGGGACAGCACACAGCTATCGAGTGGCAGACATTCAACCTTGCAAGTCGTCAGCAGATTGCCGACCGTCTGATGCGGCAGGGATGGGTGCCACAGAAACACACCGATAAGGGACAGCCCATCGTCGATGAGGCCACGCTGTCCACCATTGACCTACCCCTTGCCCAGAAGATTGCCCGTTACCTGATGCTCCAGAAGCGGGTGGCACAGGTATCCTCATGGCTCGACAAGGTAGACAGGGACAGTCGTGTCCGCTGCGGCTACCTGACACTGGGTGCCATCACCCACCGCATGTCCTGCACCAGCCCGAATCTACAGCAGGTGCCGGGACCACAATCCGAATACGGCATGGAGTGCCGGTCGTGCTGGACTGTCCCGGGGGGACGACAACTCATCGGCACTGACCTTGCAGGTATCGAACTCCGATGCCTTGCCCACTACCTCAACGACAAGGACTACACAGAGGAACTGATTCATGGAGACGTTCACACAAGAACTCAACACCTTGCTGGATTGCCTACACGATCTGGAGCAAAAACTTTCACGTACGCACTGCTTTACGGGGCGGGAAACGCAAAGCTGGGAACAATTATCGGAGGCGGAGCAGATGCTGGTGCTGCAATTAGAGAACGATATCTCCGTGGTATGCCGTCATTTGCGAACCTACAGCGAAGAGTTGCCGGACAGGCGGTATCAGGCACAGTCCGTGGCATCGACGGACGACACGTCCGAGTCCGCTCAGAACATGCAGCCCTGAACACGCTGCTCCAATCATGTGCTGCGGTCATCGCCAAGCAGTGGCTGATCAACGTCCACGAGGCGTTACCGCCGGGTGCTGACATCGTAGCCATGATCCACGACGAACTTTGCATTGAGGCTGACGCCAGACTCGATCCCGAGGAGATCGGATTGATCTCAAAGAATGCTATACAGGCAGTGGCCGAGCAGCTATCCTTTAACTGCCCACTCGACTGTGACTGGAAGGTAGGCAACAATTGGTCGGACGTACACTAATGCAGCTGATAAAACTCACAGACGAAGATCGTAGTTTAGCGTCTAAACGATCTGCTGAGATGGGGAAACTAAACAACTCAATCGAGGCTGGTGGCGGTAATGTTGCCGGGTTCCTTGGGGAGATCGCAGCGTGTCGTGTTTACGGTGGCGAGATCAAGCACACCTACCAGTACGATCTGATCCTCCCTGACGGACGGACAGCAGACGTCAAGACAAAGAGGACCAGTACCCCGCCGATGGATTACTACGATTGTTCGGTGGCGGATTTTAATCCACGACAGGACTGCGACATTTACATCTTCTGTCGTGTCCACTATGATAACAGCAGGGCGTGGGTGCTGGGCCACTACGACAAAAAGAAGTACATCGAGGACGCCAGATTTCTGCGTCGCGGTGAGCAGGACGGGGACAACGGGTTCATCGTCCGTGCAGATTGTTACAACATGGCTATCAACCAACTGGAGAAACCTGATGAAAGTACAGATCGACCTCGATGACGAATGGGTAGACGAGGTGGTGGCAGCAGCCCTGCACCACTGCATCAACAGCAATGTCCACCGGTACATTGATGTGCCCGTGGCCGAGATACGGCGTGTCCTAGAATTCTACACCGCCCCACCGAAGCTGGAAGAACCAGAACACATGGATGACATACATCGTCATCAAGAAAGGTTTGACTTCTGATCAGTAACCTGATAGAAGTTAGATGTGCGATACAGAGGGGCCTCGCACACCCCCAGAAACCTAAAGGAAAACATCATGCCTACACTTACTGGAACTGCTCACTGGGCCAAGGTTCACGAAGCCGCCAACAGCCCGAAGTACCCCGACAACTACCAGTACTCTATTGATATTGGTCCGTTGTCTGTTGACGACATTGCCGAACTGACCGCCCAAGGTCTGGCCGACAAGATTCTTCACGATCACGCCAAGAAGGAGTACACCCCGTGCATTACCTTCCGGCACCCGCCGACTGTCTGGGAGAGCAATCCCGACGATCCAGACGGAGATCGAATCGAGGTTCCCTTCGAGCCTCGTGTCGTTGACGCCGATATGAACGTCATTCCGAAGAGTACTCTCATCGGTAATGGCTCCACGGTGAACGTGGTGTACTTCGCTTCACACTCCAAGAAGTACGGTACAACCTCGGCCCGTTTCAATGCGGTTCAGGTTGTTGATCTTGTGCGTTATGCAGGGTCAACACCGGACCCGATGGCTGAACTTGCAGCAATCGGGAACGAGGCATCGTTCTCCGCCTAGTAGTCCGGGTCCGGGGGTACCCGTCATCCACCCCCACCTAATTTCAACGGAGGACAGTACAATCAAACGTATCGAAGACATTCCACAAGACCTACAGATGATGTTCGATCTCGGGATCACCAACCCTAATCCCGAGAATGTCGAGACCATGCTGTCAGATATGCGCGAAGCTGTTCTTCGGTCTATCTCTGAACCGGCATCCAAACCCAAGACGCTGCGTATGTCGAACATGGGACGACCAGACCGTCAGCTATGGTACGACATCAACAGACCGGATGTTGCATCAGACATGCCGTACAGTCTACGCATCAAGTTCCTGATGGGTCACCTGATGGAGGCCCTGATCCTGTTCCTGATCAAGGAGGCAGGACATACAGTCGAGGACGAGCAGCGTGAGATCGAGATCGGTGGCATCAAGGGGCACATGGATGCCCGGATCGACGGGGTCGTAACCGATGTGAAGACAGCGTCCCGGTACGGCATGAAGAAGTTCGACGATGCCCTGACCCTTGCCGTGGACGATCCCTTTGGGTACATCGGGCAGATCAGCGGCTACGCACAGGCGTGTGGTGATAATCGTGCTGCCTTCCTTGCCATCAACAAGGAGTCCGGTGAGATTCAAATCTGCACCGTCTCTGGCAACCACATGATCAATGCAGAGGAGCGGGTCTCCCATGTCAAAACCGTCCTGTCTTCTGATACGCCACCTGCTCGATGTCACGATCCGGTCCCAGACGGGAAGTCGGGCAATCTCGGACTGGCGAAGGGTTGCACGTTCTGCAACCACAAAGTTGAATGCTGGGCCGATGCGAACGGCGGCGCAGGGCTCCGAGGGTTCCGATACGCCAACGGAGTGAAGTACTTAACCCATGTAGCAAAGACACCAAATGTCGAAGAAGTCGTCCGGTAAAGGCCCCGCAAGGGGGCGAGGACACTGGAAGAACCCGTCACGAATACGGCTAGACCCGGATAACTCCTTCGGTTTTGTCTATGTGATTGTCAATCTTCTGACAGGCCAGAGATATATAGGTAAGAAGCAGTATCACCAGTATCGGAAGGGTGTACGGACCCGGTCATCAGACTGGCGGACATACACATCCTCTTCACGGCACGTAAATGAAGACATTAAAAAGCAGGGTAAGCGTAATTTTCACTTCGAGATACTTGTCGAGTTCAATACAAGAAGCGGACTGGTCTATGGCGAGACGCATCTTCAGCATGTCTGTAATGTCCTCACGGAAAAACTAGGAGATGACGAACGACTGTTCTACAATCGCTTCATCGACAAAATCAGGTTTATCCCGAAGGAGTTCATGACGGCCAAACAGAAAGAGAAAGTCGTGTCTCGTGTCCTCGAAGATTTCCATTGACCTCAAAGATCAGTTAGAGGTATTATCAGATGGACCCTCTGGTGATCAAAACCGACTGCTGTTTATGGCCGTAGTGTTTCAGGCTATGCTCGACGCAACAAAGCCAGAGGTAGAGAATGAGTCAGCAGAAGCAGTCCTTGAACGGAGCAGGTCGAGGGCGTGGTTCTTTGCCGAGACTGGAGTTACAGCCACGGACTTCGTTACTGTCTGCGATCTGGCCGGACTAGACTATCGACAGGTCCGGTCGTTTGCTCATCAAGTTATACATACAGATGAAGTCACCTTTATACGGAAGAAGATCAATGCCATCCTCAACCACAGTTAAATCAGACGGCTGGTCCACCAGCTACTACGAACTGCCATCCGGTGCTGTTGAACTACAGGACCTAATCGAGTATCGTGAGATGAACTTTTCTGTAGGGAACATCTTCAAGGCCTGTTATCGTCTGGGCCGAAAGGACGGGGCGACAACGCTCTACGACCTGAACAAAATTAAGTGGTACGTCGAACGTGAAATCATCAGGCTCGAACGTGAGCAACGGCAGCAGCAGGTCGAGTTTAAGGAAGAGTATCTATGAAGCAGGTCAACGGCCTCTGGCTCCCGGATTCAGACACACACTTTGCCGGTCCTGATTATGAAATCGGGACACGGCGGGTAGCCCTTGGCCTGACCAAGAACCGGCGTGTTGCTCTCGATGTCGGTGCCCATGTCGGCATCTGGACACGACACCTTGCCGAGGAGTTCGACACGGTCTGGGCCATGGAGCCAAACCCTGAGAACTTTGATTGTCTTACCCGTAACACCGACGATCTCGACAACGTGGTACTCCGCAACGAGGGTGCGTCGTGGACAGACGATATGATGACACTGGTCCATAATTGTCAGGGTAACTCTGGCATGTGGTCACTGGCCGCACCGGGGCAGAAGGTTGACGGGACAGCCTACTTCGTCAAGGTCGTCACCATTGACAGCCTTGCCTTACCTGATCTAGACCTCATCAAGATTGACGCCGAGGGACATGAACCTGCCGTGCTGCGTGGGGCGACAGATACCATTGAACGATGCCGTCCTGTACTCTGCCTTGAGGTGAAGGGTAACGGCGTATCGTACGGGGCCGTGGCTGATGCTATCAACATGGCCCTGTCATCTTTTAACTTTGACTATCATCCGCACCGAATAGGTTCGGAGATCATCTACACACCGGCATAACATGGCAAAGAAAGTAGAAACACGAGTCGTCCGCACCAAGACAAAACGTCGGACATTTCCCGCAGGACATCGCCACTCAAAAAAGATTGGCCGTCGCTCGACAATCGCTCGAAAGCGTGGTAAGTACTAACCTTCACTAACTCATCGGAAAACTATGCAAGTTACTCTCATAAACTCAATGGGCAACGATAAAACTATTGTCGATGCTGCGCGTGTGTCGTTTGCCAAGACGGCAGACAACTACACAGAAGCCCAGAACGAGAAGCTGATCCAGTATCTGGCACGGCACAATCACTGGACACCGTTCGGTCACGCACAGGCAACCTTCCACATCGAGGCACCTATCTTTGTTGCCCGACAACTTGTCAAGCATCAGGTCGGACTGGTCTGGAACGAGGTGTCACGTCGATACGTGGACGACAGCCCTCGCTTCTTCAGCCCGTCCTCGTGGCGTCCACGATCTCAGGACAAGAAGCAGGGATCGAACAAGCACGACATAATTCCTGACATGCGTCAGGCGTGGAAGATATACGAGAATGCTGTCCACAACATCAGCAAGACGTACAGCATTCTGCTTGATATGGGTGTTGCCCCGGAACAGGCCCGTATGGTGTTACCACAATCCCTGATGACTGAGTGGTACTGGACCGGAAGCCTTGCGGCGTGGTCTAGGGTTTGTCGTCTACGTATCTCGGACGATGCACAGGCTGAGACAGAGCGTATTGCTCTGGACATTGGCCGTGAAATGAAACGTCTATTTCCTGTATCATGGACAGCACTGGAGAAAAATAATGGCTGAACCACAAGACTATTTGAAAAGCAAGTTGGCTAGCCAACGGCTCGTACATAATATTAAACAGTTCTATGCCGACCGGGGCAACTTCAATGTCCGCGTATGGATTGAAGAAGAAACAGTTGGCCGTCAGAAAATCTATCAAGTCAGGTCTAACCTGCGCTTCACCGTGCCGGAGATAAACTAATGTTGTCCAACCACCTACCC